TCAATGCTCTAATTACAGATGGATACAGTGAATTGATATCAATTGACCCTATCCAGTCATGCAGGCCTTTTTTAGGATATGCCACATACGCACCCGCGGCTGGAGTCGATCCTGGCTCACGTTTGATTCTGTCCGGAACAACCATGCCACGTCTGTGTGCTTCGTTGATAATGCCCTGTTCAGTCACTGCCACAGCACCCATGGTAGTTTGAATCAACACTGTGTTCTGATGAGCAAGTTCATTAGACAGTGCTATAAACTTTAATTTTTCATCTAGTCTACCTAAAAGTGCAACGTCTTGTCTATTATATTCAATGAACTTTACAAAGTCTTTATTATACAACGTATCTAGTGTGCCTTCATACGGAGTCTTCTGCTCGCCCAATTCCATTTTTGAAATAAAATCCAGTGCATATGAATGCCTTTCTTCGTATGTGTATTTTCTGTACAGTTGCATGTAATCCAAATGCACACGACCAATTATGTCATAGGTTTGTTCTTCCTTGCCAAATCTTTCAAACATTCTTTTTCGTGGCATAGCCTGCCACAAACACAGTCGTCTTGTGTCATCTTTGCTTAACACTTTTTGTATTCTGTTCACAGTGTATGGAATATCAAATCCTTCTGAATTCCAACCTGACAGCACGTCTGCATCTTCAACCAGTGTAATAAATTTGTCCAACATGTCTGCTTCAGTGGGACACAGCATAGTATTTTCAAATTCTTGTTCTATAATTTCTGGATTAGGAAAATCTTTAGGCGGAATAGCAAGAGTGATCAATTGATCACACCATTGCAGATACACAGTAATTGATATTATAGGTGCCCATGCGTCTGCAGGTTTAGCATAGCCTTTGGCTGGGTCAAAGTCAACTTCTATGTCAAAAAAACAAACTTGAAGTTCTGGAGCATCTTTGTTAAGATAATTTTCTTCTAGACATCTAAAGATAGGATTTATATCAGATTCATACAGACGTTTGCCATTTTGCATGGCAACTTCACGTTTAAATTCTTTTCCAGATTTAGTGGCTATTCTTGAAACAGGTGTGCCAAATATAGATTTGAATTTGCCTTTTGGGTCATCGTAGTATCCTATATATCTTGCAGGATATTCAAGATACTTTCTTTCGCCATTTACTCTTTCAACTACAGATATCTTATCTGTGTCTCTGTCAAATAGTGCATCAACATAACTCATTGTGTAATATAATTTATAAACAATCCGCCTATGCCGACTAGTGCAAGAACAGAATTAGTTACAATCAGTGCAGGTTCCTTCCACAGTATAGAAACTGTTAACCAAGCCAATCCACCGAACACTAGCAATATAGGACCTTGTGGATAATATCCTAATGAATTGACACCAGTACCGATTACCAGTAAACTAGTGCCACTCCATTTTAAGATGTTTATAGGATTCATTAGGCCTTTTTAGCTGCTTCCAGAATAGTTTCTAAGTATTCAAAATCTTCTCTTTCTGCTGATAATGATTCTTTGAACGCAATGTTTACTGCTTTAGTAAGCACTGCTGGTTTTATTTCCATTTCTTCTGCCACTGCTTTTACAGTATCTCTCAATCCTTCTGAAAGATCTTTTAGCTCTTGTTTAACTTTCATGCCGTCGTTGATGACTTGCGTCAACTTGGCCACTTCTTCTGAATTAAAAACTTTGTTCATAAAAAACTCCTTGTTGCTAGTATACAATCACTTGCAAAATTTGTCTATTGTTATTTTTTGGTTTTGACGTTTATTGGTTTTTTGCCTGCGCCACCAGACTCTTTGCCAGGTCTTCCTGCTTTGCGTTGTGCAGAACGTTTTCTTCTTACTGCTGATGCTTTTTGTTTTTTAGTCATAGATCTTGCTTTGGATGCTGGTGCACATTTTGCATAGCCTTCTTTGTCACCTGATGTGCCACACTCGGGATGACCACCACCTTTTTTCTTTTTGGCAATGTTTACCCATTTGTCTTTGAACCATTTTCTCAGTCCACCTTTGTATGCTTCTGGTAATATAAGGTTACCGCAGTTGGCACAATAGTCTATGTCTTCTTTGACCATATGCATATACTCAAAGTATCTGCGTTGTGGTCGTTTTTTACGCAATTGAAGACCTCTAGTGCCAGGCGATTGTGGATCCTTGAGTTGTACAGGCACATCGAGTAGTTCTTGCAGTTTCATAGTGTTATTTACTGTCGTCTTTGATATTGAATTGTGTAGGTGTTTCTCTCTCAAACTGAGTAAAGTATGAATCATCAGTAATCGAGTCTTCTCTGGTATTTTCTACTGTGTAAAAGTTTTGGTCAATCAGATATCCAGGATTCTTTTGCAGTCTTTCTTCCATGAATGCATCATCATACCAAACTGTTCTATTGTTAGGATAAGCAAAGAAATTGCCGTCATCCATTCTAAACATGTGAGCACATTTGTGTTCTGGATCTTCTGAGAAGTTTGTATCAAGATTGGATCCCTTTGCTTCCCATGACCAATCTATTGTAAACATGTATGTACCTTTGCGTTTAGCACCCTTCCAATCCAGCAGTTCTGCTCTACAATTGGCAAGTCTATTTCTTACTTGCACGTTCACATAAGGAGAAAAACAGTCCCAATATTGATGTATGTTAAGATTGTGTTGCGGTGCATCTTTCTTCCACACAAATGAATGTATTGGTCTTCTGGTCCAATTAACACCATTGGGCATTAACACTTCAAACAGTAATGCTCTGCGTTCTAATGACGCTACACAGTGAACATCACAGAATGTGAATTCTCCATGACCTTTGGTATGATTGTAAAGATATTCATTTCTGATATAGGCTGAGAATGGTGGAATATTATGGTTGAGGTACGCCATTCAGTAGTACTTACCAGTTCCTGCACGACCAGTACCTTGCTTTGGTCTTAGGTCCTGGGTTGTCGCAATTGTGTCTGGCTCTGAATGATTTGCGCCTTGCGGGGTTTGACTTTCTTATTTTCATTGTCTTTTCTCCCCTTTTTTTGGCACTGGTCCCGCCATGACCAAAATTAACTTTTTTTATGTTTCCAGTTTTTGGATCTTTCACATACACTTTAAATTTAGAAACATCACCACGTGTTGGTTTGTTTAGTTTAACTGTACGCCCTTGGTATTCTGCTTCTAGAGTGTTAAGCAGTTTGCCTGCTATTTCATCTGTGTAAACAAGTATATTGTTATTGTGTACTTCAATAATCGGAGTATCAATTGCAAGTGCATCACCAAATTCGAATGTAAGCACGTCGCCTGGTATTGGATTTTGTAATTGGCCAATACGCATTATTTTGTAGCCATTCTCCAACCACCACCCATTTTTTTGTATTCTTTGGCCGCATAAGCATTTGCATATGCTGATGGATACACATCAAATTTGGATCTGGCTTTGGCTTTGGCTCTGCTCCATTTTTCTGGAGATGTAGGTGCAGGTTTCTTTTTGCCTTTTTTCTTTTTGGCTTCATCTAGTGCTTCATGTATTACTGTTTCATCTACATGTGCCACAGACTCAAATTTTGACATGAGTCTTGCCGCATCTTCTTCAAACTCTTCTGATGCCATATAGTCTTCCCATGTTTTAAACTTAGATTGAATCTCTTCTTTAAATGAGCCGTTGTAATATAATTCTTTTGCTAGGTCTTCTTTGTGATCGTCAAATGCTTCAACCACAGTTTCTAAAAGTCCAAGATCATCCAGTTCGTCTTCGATCCATTGATAAGGATCGCCATCTCTTGCTTTTTGTGTACCATATGGCATTTCGCCTGTGGCAGAAAAATGTGTAAACAGTGCGGCGTATAAATCGTCTCCTAATCCATTGCCATCCTTTAGCATTTTATACTCTTCCGGATGTTTTGCAAGAATGTCCATCACTGCTGAAGTTTCGTCTTCATTTGTTTGCTCTTGTTCAGATGTTCCAATACCTAATCCTTTATTCTGTAGTGCTTGATATACACCATCTCGAGGATTACTATCCATACTATCTACTTTTTTATAAAAAACATTCATATCTGTTAATGCCAATCTCATCAATTCTTCAAAATCTTTTTTATCTGCTTTACCTGAATTGCCTGTCCAAAACGCTGGGTTTTGTGCTACATATTGTTTTAACGCATATGCTACTTTAGGACTTGTT